GGATTACTCATATCCTATTTACAGAACATCCACTAAGGAGGCGCAGGGATGAGCGACGCCCTTATCCACGTGGTTCCAGCAGATGACCTCATTCCGCACAGCGCCGACATGGAGTGCTGCGGTGCTTTTATCAACCACGACGGGCTTTGCATCCACAACGCCTACGACAGGCGAGAATGCTATGAGCGAGTGGGATTCATAGGGCTCCCCGGGTGGAAGCTTCAACGTGAAGAAGGGGTCGACTTAGTGGATTTGGTCGGCCCTTCAGAAGCGGAATTGTTTTAGCCGAATCTAACTATGGAAAACTCAAAGATCAGTTGGTGCGACCTTTGACGTACGCCTGACGATATGGACACAAAAATCAGTCGCGAATTCTGGACGGATCCAGAGGTGGAGGTCCTCGAGCCGGAAGTGAAGCTTGTGGCGTTGTGGATACTCACAGCGCACCCGGATTTATGTGGATACGTCGAAGTGTCGGATCGTCGATTCACCTTCGAAACCGGCTTGGATCCCCAATGCTTAACAAGGGCTCTCGAAGCCCTTCCTAAGACCTTCATAAGGACTTCCAAAGGGATCTGGATTCGGAATTTCATCCGAAAACAGATCGGAGATGGTGACGCGCTGCGTCGAAACAATTTATCCAAGGCCTTAGTAAGGGCTATTGAAGCCCTTTCAGACCCCTCCATTCGTCAGATTATACAGAGAGAATACCCCGAACTCTCGGATCTTATGCATGCGGATTCTGACGAAGATTCTGCAAGCCCTTGCCAAGCCCTTACCAAGGGCAAAGAGAAGAGAAGAGTAGAGAAGAGTAGAGAAGAAGGGGATGCAAGGGGAAACAATCCGCATCGCGACCGATTGGGGAAAATCTTCGGGCGGCGTGAGTCGACCGCATGGAGCGAGAAGGAACGGCGGGCCCTGCGAGCATTGAGCCCGCTGGATCCGGATGACCTGGAGCTGATCGAGCGCTACTACCGACTCCCCGAGCCGCCAAGGGGCAGCCTGTACCGGCGCAAGGACCTGCTGACGCTGCTCAACAACTGGCCCGGAGAGGTCGATCGTGCCAGGGCTCACTCCGCCTCAGCGAGCGGTGGCAGCACTCGGGTCCCGAGTCCGGATCCGGTAGGCTGGGAGGATGCCCTCCGCTCGCTGTATCCCGACGTGGCCACTCCGGAGTCGTTTTCCTCATTGACTCCAGACCTGCAGCGCGAGGTGAGAGCGATTTTGGCTTCGAAAAAAAAAGAAAGCGGCGGGGGCGGACTGCCGGGGATTGAATCATGAACAAGCCGAGCGGGCAGCGGGTTTTACCGGCCAACACGGAAGCAGAGATGGGCTTGATGAGCAGTTTGCTTATGCAGCCCGAACTCATCGATGAGCATGGCGACTTAACTGCCGAGCACTTCATGGATCACGGGATTGGTGCCATGTTCGGGCTGGTGAGGGATCTGCGCGCTCAATCGCGCGCCATCGATTTCATCACGGTCACTCACGAGCTCCGTGAGAGAAAGCTCCTGGACGCGGTGGGTGGCCCGGATCGCGTTACCGATGTTTTCACCTTTGTGCCGACAGCTGCAAACATCGAGTATTACGCCGGTATTGTGCGAGGCCTGTGGGTGCGACGTCGCATCATCGCGCAGGCGACGGAGTTAGTTCGTGCCGCGTACGATTCCGAGACCGAGACGGAGGAATTGCTAAATGCCGCCGAGGCGACACTTGCCTCGCTGCGGCAGTGGAAGAAAGTCGATGAGACCTTTGTTTCGATGAGATCGGCGGTGGATTCGGCTCTCACTCAGATCGAGCAAGTTTACAAATCCAGAGGCAAGCCTATGGGTTTGTCGACTGGGTTTACGGACCTCGACCGAATGACGGGGGGATTGCGCGGTTCCCAGATGATCATTGTCGCCGCGCGGCCGTCGCAAGGGAAGACCGCCATGACGATGCAGATGGCGATTCACATGGCCATGGAAAAGCAGGCGCCAGGGCTCGTGTTTTCTCTCGAGATGGGGATCGATGAAATCGGGGTGCGGACCATCTGCAGCGAAAGCCCGCTCAACCTCCAGCGGGTCCGGGATGGATTCTTGTCCCGGGAGCAGTTGCCGCAGATCGGTTCGGTGGCAGCACGCTTGTCGGCGGCGCCGATCTGGCTGGATGGTACGCCCGCGCTAACAGTGCTCGATTTCCGTGCACGCGCGCGGCGCGCGCACAAGTTGCATGCGATCCAATGGATCGTGATCGATTATTTGCAGTTGATGCGTTCGACGTCCCGACGAGCCCAGGAATCGCGCGCCCTCGAGGTGGCTGAAATCTCGATGGCAATTAAAGCGGCATCCAAGGAGTTGAACATTCCCATCATTGTCGCCGCGCAACTCAACCGCGATGCGGAACAACGGTCGGGTCCGCCGAAGTTAGCGGATCTCCGAGAAAGCGGCCAAATTGAGCAGGACGCAGACATTGCGATGATGATTCATCGTCCGTACGCGAAGTCAGAGGACCAAGAGGAAAGGGAGCAAGCGGAAATCCACTTAGTGAAGCAGCGCAGCGGACCGACCGGAGTGGTGCGCCTGAAATTCCGTTCGGAGTTCACGAGATTCGAGAACACGACGAGGGAGCTGTATTCCAACAATCCGGAGAAGCGGCAGAAATGACAACGGAACCTCCACTGATTCGGCTTCTCAAAGCGTCCGGTTCGAAGCTTATCCCTACCGAGTGGGCGTTGTATCCACTGCCAGAGCTGGAGAGTGTAGAGGCGGGCGGAAGGATCATTTGTCGTCATTCCGGAGTGCGTAAGGCGTTCACGCTCGATCAACTCGTTGAGTACGTTCAGATCCGAGAGAAGCAGATCCAACGTGAGAAGACCGATCCGCTGCGGTATGGGTTTGAGCCCAATATCTGGGGGGTCGCAGATCGGGAAAGGGCGAAGTTAAGGAGTAAGTTTCCCGTTGGCGTTATTGAGGAACTCAACCTCGGAGGCAATCGCGCGAGTAAAAGCGAGCGAGCGGCAAAGCGGATCATGGAGCTGCTAGTCAATACGGCCGGCGCCATGGTGTGGTGTCTGCAATCCAACGAAACGTCGAGTCGGCAGAACCAGCAAAGCCTGCTGTGGAAGTTTCTCCCGCCTGAGTGGAAGCCGACGGAATCCGGCAAACTGCGCCAGGGAGCCACGACGAAGATCGTGTACAACCAAGCCGGAGGGTTTTCCGAAAACACGCTTGTCCTGCCGAATGGATCGCAGTGTTGGTTCAAGTTCTACTCTATGGACGTGGGAGGCATCGAGGGGGCGGAACTAGATGGGGCGTGGGCTGACGAGTTGATTACGCCTCCTTGGATCGAGGCGCTACGCTATAGGTTGCTTACGCGCAACGGAGTGCTGCACATGACGTTCACTCCCATCAAGGGCTACACGCCTGCGGTGCGCGAGTACCTTAGCAATGCTGAGACTCTGGAGACCGCCCCAGCGGAGCTGTTGCTCGGGCCGGATGGCAAACCGGAGTTGGTGCCTCGCGTTCAGCAGCCGAAGATTGAGAAAGCTATCGTGATTTACTTTCATACCGAGGACAATCCATTCGGAAACTACCCCGGCATGGTGGTTGAACAAAAAGGCAAATCCCGTGAGAGCACGCTAATGCGGGCGTACGGCGTTCCGTCGCGCGGTTCGAGGGTCCAGTTTCCCAACTTCAAACCATCGGTGCACGTTGTTCGACCCTCGGATATTCCGACCGATGGAACGCGCATCCACATCGTGGACCCGTGTTCTGGACGAAATTGGTTTATGCTTTGGGCACTGGTCGACGTCCGTGATCGGCTGTTCATTTACCGGGAGTGGCCGTGCGAAAACATCTACATCCCCGGCGTGGGGTGGCCTGGTCCATGGGCACAGTCAGGTGCGCGTGCGGACGGCGATCAGGGGCCAGCGCAGATGTCTTGGGGATTTAGCATCAACCGCTACAAAGATGAGATCCACAGACTTGAAAAACCGGAAGGCACCGCGGGTGAGGAGATTTTTGAGAGGCTGATGGATAGTCGATACGGGGCCACGAAGACAATGGGGAGGGAGGTGGTCGTTACCCTCCTCGAGGAGTGTGAGGACGCAGGCCTCCTGTTCGAACCGGCGCCGGGTGAACACCTGGACGAAGGGATCCAACTCGTTAATAGCCGGTTGGATTACCGTCGCGACCAGCCTATTAGCGCCACAAATGAGCCTTCGCTGTTTGTTTCCAAAGACTGTCAGAACCTCATATTCGCCCTGCAGGAATGGACCAACGAGGACGGGCAGCATGGAGCCTGCAAGGATCCCATCGACTGCCTGCGTTATCTGGTCATGTCCAAACCGTGCTTTGTAACTCCCGGATCCATGTCCGGAAAAGCTGGAGGAATTTATGTCTGAATCTGAATGTCTGAGGCCAAAGCCATTCCTACGCTTTGGGTGCGTTGTCCAATGGCTCGCCGGATACGGCATTACGGAGAAAGAGTGCCGGCGCATGGTGGAATCCGGCGTAATCAAAAAGTGTCCCGCTTTACGCGGCGGTGGTTCGCGACCGTACTATTCGCGAGATCAAATCAAACGTGACGTCATCGAAAAGCTCGCTGGGGTCTGAAAACGAGGGAACATGAACGAGGAACAAAACATCGAACGGCAGTCAAAAGGTGCTTCCATTGAAGTGCTAACTGCTGAATTAAGCGAAGCGATCAACGACGCGGAGTGGAAGTACGCCGAGATGGAACGGGCGTATGACAGTCTCTATTGCCAATGGCCGGGCCAGACAACCGACGCTCGAAAACACAAGACCGCTCTGGGCTACGACCCGTTCCCATGGGAGGGAGCCAGCGACACGCGGGTGCGCACGGTTGACGAAGTGGTCAATGAGCAGATGATGATGATGTGTGCCTCGTTTCGTCGGTCCCGTATTTCCGCGGTTGGCATTGAGAGCACGGACTTGGGCTGGGGGCAGAAGGTGACCACGATCCTGAAATGGATGCTGTGGAGTCGTATGCGCCAGGTGATCCATCGCGAGACCGAACTCGCCGCTCGTTGGCGTCAGCACTACGGGTGCTCGATCATGTCGATCATGTGGGATCAGGAGCTGCGACTCTCTGACCTCCCGCTCACTCTGGCGGACCTCGCCGAGCTCATGGCGGCCGGCCGACCGCTCAACCCCGAGTCCGCAACTCTGCTCTTAACGCAAATCCGGCAGGAAATTCATGATCCCGCGCACGAAGAGGCGGTCATTGCCTTGCTCCGGCAACTGGGAGAACTTGTCACGGTGCAGCGGGCGAGGCGCATGCTGTCGGAGTTGCGGGAGTCGGAGACGACCACGGTTCCCATGCCTGAGATCTTCGGCGGCACGCCA